TTTACGGGCTTCTACTGCTGCATCATCTGCATCAAAATTAATAATACCTCTCGTTGCATCATTGATCGGTTTTTGGTGAGACCCAGCAAGAGTTTTATTAGCTTCCAAGAGCTTCTTATTGATGACTGTATCATGAAGAACACCTCCACATAGCTGAGCGGTGTATGCTAAATTTAATCTTGCGCTCCTAGCAAGAGCAGTAAGTTTACCATCAGCACCTCTTGAATTACAATCACCAGCCTGTTTAGCGGTAACCATAAGCCGCGTAACCTCTTCTTTGAACTTTAATCTAGTCTTCTTGTCCTTAAGGTTTATCGTTCCTCCTGCTTTTTTAAACAGCTTCTCTACACGGGCGCGTATTTTGCTATCGACAGGTAAATTCCCCATCTTCTTTTCAAGAATAGGGAGCGCGGTCTCAAAAGAAATCTGGCTGACGGTCCCATTAGGGCTTGTCATCCCTGTAGAATTAGAGGGCAGAATAGAATCCATGCTGGTATACATATCATCTAATTTTGTTTGATAGTCTCTAGCATCCTGTAAGAGTTGTGGATTCGCATCAAAACCTAGCCTCTCTTGAGTTTTAAGCTCGAATCCAGGAGCTACACCCCCTGCCTTCTGGCCCATTACTAATGCATTACGCTTTTTCCAGGTTTTAAACTCGCCTCCCTTAGTGGACTCTCCTTTTTTGTAAGATTTAACACTACAGCCTACAACAGATACTGTGTCAGAATCTTTTAAGTCGTATGCCTCTTGGTATATCTCAACTAATTCAGGGTTAAGCTCTCTTAGTTCGCCTATTGTGTAACTTTGTATAGCTGCATCCTCACCCTCCAGATTAAACTGCCTTACTGCCTCTTCAGCCCTCTCAGCAGCAGGAGAATCAGCCCCTGCATGATCTAAATAAACGTACTTAAGATCATCCTTATACCCATTCCCTACTGTGGTCCCTACGGGAATACTCATATCTGGATACATTTGTCCAGTCGAGATGATAGCCTCTTCTAAAGCCATAGCNGTACTTAAATACTCANTAAGACCATCAGGTTTATTAATAACTTTCCCCAGATCAAGAAGAGCATCTGCTATAAAATGGCTGTCCAAAGTTGTAGCGACCCCGCTATCCACTAAATCCCGTGCCCATTTATGAGCTTCTTCAAATTTATCTAAGTCTTCCAGAATTTTGTGCCTTAAGTACTGACCAAACTTTTTCCTAACTTTGGATATGTCTCCACCTTGGGATTCAATATTGCCTATGGTACTATAAAAGGTCGCCGCAGCGAAGGTAACTTCTAACCCTGTTCCTCTATAATCCGCAAGCTGTGCTTCTGTAAACTGTGCTTCCTCTGTACCTTTTCGAATTTGTTCAAGCCCACCATCGCAAATTTCCTCCATTCGTTCCGCAGCAAAATCGAAAATATCCGACTTTGGCATAACAATACCTTCCGTTTGATCCCCATCTGCATGAAAGACATAATGAGCCTTTTTCTGTCCTGTAACCCTCCTTACAGAGAGAGGCAAATCACGACACATCTTATCTTTATTAGTGTCTGTCACCGCTGACTCCCCCTTAGTAGCGAAAGATAAAAACAAATTCATTGACTCAGTAGCACCTCTCATGAGATCAAGATTTGAACTAACTGCTAAGTCTGAAATTTCGAACCCTCCCTCCTCGGAAATTGTAGCAATAGTTCCGTTTGCTAATTTTTTTTCCATGGAAGTGGGNGCACCTCCTGTAACATAATTACCCATCCTAGAAGGATTCATCCAACCTTGTTCTATGCCTAAAGTCTGGGCTACTGCTGCCATATTACTGACACGCTCAAGCATAGTCACCATATTGGCATTTAATTCCTCATCAAAGAGACCAGCAGACTCAAACTGTCTTCCAGCCCTGTCCTCAGCTTCTGTAGATACCGAATCTACTACTCCTTCTTCCGCTTCTCCTGGAAAGTTTCTCTGATACCAAGCTTCAAAGTGATCTGTAGGGTTTCCTTTAGCATCTAGAATTGTTGCTTTATTCCCTGTCTTAGTAACATTAGCAGCCACAACATGGCCCCCATTATCCTCAGGAGTATCAGTCGTATTGTCTAGCCCAGTTGTAGGGTCTGTTTGAGCAGCAGCTTTATAGGCAAGAACATCCCGCATTACCCCTTCTTTATTTTTAACCTGAGCAATTGTACCGAAAGGGGGTCCCACAGGAGCGTTCCATGCCGCAGTCCTCGCCTCATCTTGGGTCATAACTTTAGTAGGTTCTTTTTCTGGAGTAGTACTATCTCCAGACTTTTTCGCTGCCTTCTTCTTAGCTTCAGCCTCCAGAAGTTTAAGGCTTCTTTTCTTAAGTTTTGAGTAGCTCTCTAATAATTCTGTGAAATAATCCATACCATATCATAGTCTATAAAATAAACCCAACCCGCATCCACACGAGTTGGGTTTATAAATTTGACTTTTAATTATTATCCTACTGTACTGTTAACGGTCCCGGTCTTATTGTTAGTATTGACAAAGTAATCGTACTTGAATGTCATTTCAATGGTGTGAAAGTCGTTAGTGGAGTAGTTATATTCTCCATGTACTATCTTCATGGGGTAAGCTCCGAACAAACGAATAACATTGCGTGGTTTACCTTCTCCTGTGAGTTGAGTAACTTGAATTTCATTCTTGAAGGAGGGGAGGGTCCCACTCTCTCCAGGAACTTTAGCACTCATTAAAGCCCCTGTTCTAGGATCATAGGTAAGGGCAAATAGTTCATACAAAAGCTTGTCAACTTTAGTTCTTTGTAAGTTATCAAAAGTTACTACCAACTCCTCCATGCTTGGGCGACCAGGATAGTAAACTTTGTCATTAACTCTGTTTACTTCAATGGTATCAACATTCATCCCAATACCATTAACTTGCTTAGCAGCTAATGTTAGAGGCTTTTGTACGAAACCAACGGGATCTTTCTGTCCAAAAAAGAAAGAAATTTCCCATTGATAAGCTCGTACTGAGTCTAACTCAGTCGAAATGAGGGGGGTTGTGGGCTGCTCCCCATTAATAGTACGGGCTACTGCCTCATCATTATTTAAAAAATATGCGTCTGCCATTTATAGTCTCCTAAATTATCCTAAACTAGCGGATTGGTTTGTTATGTTAAGCTCGAATACAAGAACCTCTGCAGCCTTGGTAGGCTTGATAAGCACTTTGCACCAAAGCTCATTTCTATCTACCCTCACTGGAGTATTAACAGTCTCATCACAGACTACCTTGAACTCAGTAATTCCCCTACGTCTCTTAATATCCTCAAAGAGAGGAACAAGTAGCTGTTGGATTCTTTCTTGAGTTACCTTATCGTTAGGCTCAAATACAAAGCGTTGTGTTGATGCAGTAATGACTCTCTTAATGTAAATCATTAATCGTCTTACATTAATTCGATCTAATGCGGTGGGGGCTCTCTGTGTAGTACGTTGACCAAAAATAGTAATACCTTGAAGGGGGAAGTTAACGATGGGGTTAACAACATTGCCTCCGCTATACATGCTGTCTCTATCACCTTGATTAATATCTACTTCAGTATCAACAGGCTTAGTTAAACGCCCCCTCGAAAAACCAGCAGGAGCGAACCATAGGTCAGATACAGTGTCAGTATACCCCATCTGACGCACAGCAAAGATTGCTGGGTCCATCCAGATGTCTTTCCGCATAGTAGGTTGGTAAACTTTTACTGCAGGGAAGTAAAGAGCAGCATACGAACTGTTAAGGGCTGCTGTTCTTCCTGTTGTTTGGCCGTTAGCGAATGCAATAGCATCACCTACACCACCCACTCCGATAGGAGTTCCTAAAACAGCCAAGAAGTCTCCTGATCTCTCGGCTAATGTAACAAGTTCATTCTGAACAGCTTGGGAAGTAATTCCTGGGACAATACCGATAGTAATAGGGACAGTCTCATTAAGAAGAGCCTGCAGTCCTGTTCTACCTGTTTCATTAACAACCCCTATAAGAGCGGCTGTTTCTTCATCTTCATTTGTTCCATCACCGTTTGTCCCGTCTGCTAAAAGGGTAGTGCCACCAACAAGCTTGGCGAATTTATTAGTGTTGGTTACGTCAGTACCAAAGAAGATAGTTCCTATTGAAGCGTTGAAAGGATGATCCTCAAGGGTTACAGGTTGGAGGCCAGTACCAACAAAGAAGCTTCCTTTAATAAACTCAGAAGTGGGATCAACATTTCCTGTATTAATTACTTCCGTAATTTGGCTACCTGATGCTTGGAAGGATACTTTGAAAGATTCATCAGCAATACCATTCTCATTTACATTCAGGATATTATTGCCACCTCCAACTGATTGAACGGAGATTGAGTTTCCTACAATGCTTCCATCAGGGAGAGTAGCCGTGTTATAGCCAGTTCCAGGCCATAAAGAGTTGACCACATAGGATACACCGTTTGCTGTACCTACCGCAACAGTAGTAGTACCTATTACGTCTTTTGTGTTTGCCCCTCCGATAATAGGTGCCTCTGCAAGGGTTCCATCAGCAGCAACCTCAAAGCCGCTAACACCAAGTTCAGCGTTAGCACCTGCTGCGAAACCGACTATGGCAGTGGCGGTTCCATCTTTATGAATTCCTACCTTATCACCATCGAGGTTGCCTCCAATAGCTTTAAAGACCTCACCAAAAGAAGTAAACCCGTCTGCTACAGTACCACCAAAAGGAACATAGAAATCACGGGGAACAGCATATTGCTTTACCCCATTGGAATCAGTTACTTGTACTCGGATAACGTGAGTTTTGTCAGCAGTTACTCCAACACTATTAGCAATCGTAGTGTTAGGACATGTTCCCACTTCTACATTACCAGCAGCCACCGTTGCGGCATTAGGCCCATCGGGCACTGCACCTCTAACGTAGTAAGTTTGGTTGGCAGTTTCAAGTATCTCTAATGCGCCTTCAATACCTTGACCTGCAAGATCATCAGTGGGTCTCCCGAATGCGCGAATCAAGTTTTCTTGACTGGTTATTAAAGTAGGTACGTTTACTGGGCCTTTGGTTGCAAAACCAACAACACCCACCACAGTTGGGTTTACAGCAGGGGTATAATCACTGATATCTTTCTCAACAACGTATACACCTGGACTAACGAAACTTGCCATATTTTATCTCCTAAGCGTTTTTAATGCTAATCATTCTCCTTTGTGATAGTACTCTAACTTGGTGGCTAATAAAAGATGCAGGAACCATTAAAGTTTCCTTGGGCATAATCCATCGCCTGTCTGATCCGCTGTTAGTATCAAAATAAACTTCTAATCTTTGTAAACTATCGTTGGTTAATAATTTCATAATTACCTCTATTATATTTAGTAAATAACAAGTCTAATAGTGATAAAAAAACTAGGATATCCCTGCTTCAATGTTGATTTCTTCTATCTTTCCTGTAGATGTTATTCTAAATTTTGGACTTCTAACATAGGTTTCTACCGTAGCCACAAAGGTTTTTCTGATTATACGGTCTTCCCTATCGGCTAAAGAAAATGCATAATTATTAGTCTCTGCTGCTAAGAATACTTTACTATCATGACTAAACTTAGTTCGAAGTTGAATAGAAGGATTGAATTGGAGTCTTACCTGCTGGGAAAGCTGATCCATATCTTCCATATATTTTGTCCAAATATTAATATTGTATCTTATTGTCACAGGCCTGTCACAGAGGCTTATTATCCTCTCAGCCCGTTGGGTGTCCTTATTGAAATAAGTATTGTTCATAATCACAGGATAAAACCTACGACGAGCATCATCTTCTACAATAGAGTCTTGAGACACCGTAAGCAAAGGAAGGATCATGTTGTCATCTTCTTTGAATTTAGCTATGGTTCTTTCTGGATTACCATACCTACACTTAACCTTAATGGTTTCTAACTCATGATTCAGATAGGGAAGATCATTAAATTCATTCAGTAAAAAGCGTACAATTTCTTTATACCCATTAATAGGAATGACCATTTTCTTATTCATTTGCTGAATAAGGTTTAACATATACTCTTTACTGGTTACATCTGACATTACTACAGAGGATAAATCAGTATCTACTAGAATATTAGAAACAAAAGGGGCTTCAGACATGATCTATATCAAGATATCCCCCAACATCTTCAGTCTTCTTAGTGTAGGGCTCATCCACCACCTGAATCTCATCACGGAGGAGTTTAGCAATGCAAATTATATGGTAGACCCCATAGATTTGGAACCCGTCTTCTTGCACCTCAAAGACTTCATACTTTTGGTTCTGAAATTTAGGTTTAATTATATCCCCCTCAATAGGATCTCGCCCTAATTGAAGATTGATATATGATTTATTGAACACGAATAGCTGATCGTTAGTTAACTCTAAACCGAACTCAGTTAAGTTTTGCTCTAAAGGCTTCGGCTCGTAATGTCCATACACATCTAAAGGGCTCGTAGCTATTGGCTTAGTACGAGATTCGAGATAAACCTCATCGTAGTCGTTTGTTTGATAGAATTTATAGTAAAGTAGCTCCGACCCAGAGATCCTAATAAGCTCATCATCAATAAGATTGAACAGGTTGATGTCCGCATTCTCTTGATCGAAAAAAGAGAGCGCACTCTTCCCTTTTAGCTCAGGAAGAGGGGGCATCTTAGTCGAAACCTTAAATAAATCTTTCTTTCTAACCATTAGAATGTAGAGAAGCAGGGAGGCTCTTCAATCTCCATCAATAATTCCTCGATTAAAGCCACTTTTTCCTTCTCGCTTTCCATAGAAAGCTGTTGTCCGTTCAGTTGGGCACCTCCCGCTGGAGAGGGAACGGTGACAAATTTTCCTCGAATTTGACCTAAAACTCCCTTCGCTACAGCTAACCCATACCGCTGAATCCAGTTTAAATAGGCAGGTTGGATAGTATTCGAATCAAGAGCCCTATACTCTAGGATAACTTTTTCTGGGGTCATAGCAGGCGCAGGATAAATTTGAACATATTTACCTCCCACNATATTAAAACCACCATCAGCCCCTAGAATTTTTCTATACATCTCCAAGGTTTGTTGCATTAAATAGAACTCACCCACGCGCATATTCCCGAACAAGAAGTTGTCCTGGAAATACTTAATAAAGAAATCAAACTCTAAAGTGCCTGCCCCTGCAGCAATAGTGAGTAAGGTTTTTCTATAGTATACATTCTCCAGATTCTGGATCATGTACAAAGGAAGCTCATAAATATTTTGTCCCGCCGAGGCATCAAAAGCCGCGTACTGTAAGCTCCACAAAGGAGCATGGTAATTAAGCTTATTAATAGCTTCCTGAACGCATACTTTCAACTGGAAGGGGGTAAGCTCTACCCTAATTACGGGATAGCCTAACATCCCAATGATATAATCTTTAACTACAGTCTCAAACTCTGTGAATTCGGTCGCGTCTTCTGTAGTTAATCTGTTTAATAAAGGAGCGTTAATCTCTCCTTCGGGGGTGTATTCAGTTAGTTCAATTCCCCCGTAGGCACCAAAGCTCGTACCGTACCCGTTAAGTAGTGGTTTCGGTATGTGCGGGTGATTGTTCTGAACATTGTACTGCATTCTTATCTACCTTAGGTCTACCTCGTTTAGGGGTTTTGTCTGGTTTAACTAGACTCAGATAAGGATTTTGAATCTCCTTACTAGATTGGATAATTTGTTTAGGACGAATCTCTACAATTTTATCCCCTATAGTAGTTAGCATTCTAAACTTACATTTGCTCTGATATTTATACATTTATACCTCAAATAAAAAGAGAAGGGTGGAGGGATGTTCCCCCCACCCTTGTTTATCTAACTCTTAGTTATCTACTATGCGTAAGCGTTATTCTTCACAGCGTAGAATGGTGTGAAGAGGTAGTTCGCAGTAGGACCAATAATTCTAATGATTCTATAGAATCTAGAAGAAGGTGACACTGCAGCTTTACCGTACCTAGTCATGATACCCTTACGAGGCTGGAAGCTCTCGGGGTCCGTGATGGTAGGAGTTTGCTGGAGTGGGATGTATGGTGCATATACGTAACCTGAATCCATTGCATTAGCGCCTTTGTAACCGATAAGGATTTCGTCCTCAGGATACATAGGATCAACATAAAGATCGAACTGACCACCAAGCTTGCCCTTGTACTCAACACGGGCTCCTTTGATATTAGTAGGACCATCGGCTCTTTCAATACCGCCTTCCATCTTAGCTGCGGCATGAAGCATAGCAGCGACAGTTGGAGAAGTGACCATGAAGTTACCTGGACCACGAAGAGTGGATTTGTAGATATCAGTGGCAACCCTCTGGCAAAGTGCCATAAGGTTAGCGTATACCTGACCAACATGCTGTGGTGCGAAGTCTAGGGCAGACGATGAGAAGTCGATAAGGAAGACGTTATCATAGTTGCCGTTAGTACCAGTACCACCGTTGCCATAAGCATTAGCCATATCATAGTTGAAACCACTAGCACTTTGGAAATCAGGAGCGAAGCTGAGATTAGGACCGTTGTTCCCAGGTTGACCATCCGGATTGCTCCAACTTTGGTCAAGAGCAGACTTGTCCCAACCTAACATACCACCCGCTGTTCCAGTATTTTTACCTACACCATAAGCAAGCATTCTAATATCCTCAATGATTTCACGGTCGATTTCAAGGCGAAGTTCCTTACCAAGAAGATCGGTAAGTTCTTGCTCAAGATCAAGGTTGTGATAAGCCTTAAGGTCTTGTGAAGCTTCAAGAGTCCAAAGGGCTCTCATCTTACGGGTACGGGCTGCGACAGGCTGCTGCTCAATGTTAAAGAGCATTTCTGGAATACCAGAACTTGTAAGTCGTTCACCAGCCGATACGTTGAATCCCATTAAGGATGCAGGACCAGTAGC